ATCGTTCCTTTCAACCATGACTTCTCCACCCTAGTTAGGGCGGTTAATGAAAGAGTCTTTAATGTAAAAGGCGCGGAGGGCTTAGTTCCCCCTCCACGCCCAATTTCTGGTGTGTTTGCTCAACGATTGTCCGTCGTTGACACGCTTTTGACTAATAGCCATCCTTCGACCGCTCCAGTGTCACATGCTGCTTTTGTAGCAAGTTATGCTGGTAGCCGCAAGAGAGCTTTTTATCAAAAGGTGCTTGATAGCATGAACGCTAAGCAGGTTCATGCTAGAGAGGCATCCACAGTTAGTGCGTTTGTTAAATTTGAAAAGACTGATTGGAACGCAAAGAAGGATCCTGTGCCCAGGGTTATATCTCCTTGGAAGCCAGAATTTAATATAATGCTTGGTCGTTATCTTAAACATTTTGAGCATCGTGCTTTTAAATGGCTATCCAAACTTTTTGGGCACCAAACTGTATTTAAGGGCGTTAATGCAGAACGGTCTGCGAAATTGATGAGGGAAAAGTGGGACATGTTTGAACATCCAGTTGCTGTTGGACTGGATGCGTCACGGTTTGATCAACATGTCTCTTCTGATGCTTTGAGATGGGAACATTCTCAATATTTGAAATGTTTCTATGGCAAGCATCGGAAACAGCTGGCAAGCCTGTTGGCTTGTCAATTGGACAATCGATGTTTTGGTCGTACTCCTGATGGCACTGTTGAATATCGAATTAATGGTACAAGAATGTCTGGTGATATGAACACATCTTTGGGTAATTGCATTCTTATGTGTTCGATGATCAAGGCATACTTATTGGAGCGTGGTGTGGTTGCTCAGTTGGCTAATAATGGTGATGATTGTGTTGTCATCATGGAACAAAGTGATTTGTCTGCTTTTATGCATGACTTATCTGCTTGGTTCCTGGAGCTTGGTTTCAATATGACTATTGAGCAGCCAGTGACCGAATTCGAGCATATAGAGTTTTGTCAAACAAAACCTATCTTTGATGGTGAGAAATGGATTATGTGTCGTAATCCATTTACTGCCATTGATAGAGATTGTGTTATGATGGAGCCTTATAATGCGAAAGTGCTACAACGGTGGATGCATGCTGTTGGCACCGGGGGGCTTAGGCTTACTGGTGGACTGCCTGTGTTTCAAGAATTCTACCGTTGGATGGTGGAGTATGGACGGGATATCCGATCATCAAGAAAGGGAGCTGAGAATGTTAATGTTAATACTGAGTTTCGTCTCAGTATGCCTTGGGGTTTACGCCATATGACTGATGGTATGAAGCGAGGATACTGCGAGATTACACCACAAGCTCGCGCTTCCTTTTGGATGGCGTATGACATTACTCCCGTTGAGCAGATAGAATTGGAAAATTATTTTTCCAGCCTTAAGTACAGTTCCATGCCCGGCTTGTTCACCGGGCGTGAGACTCCTCTTTGATTGTTGTTTCGAGGAAGAAGGTTACCTCGTAAAATCCACCCTCTATCTGGGGTCTTCCTTTAATGAGCTAAATCCAATTTGATGGGCTAATGTAAATGCCAAGAGACTGCACTGCTCACTATGTAGGAAGATGAACAGTCCCTTTATATTGAGGGATCCCATATAAATGTGTTCATGTTGAACTTTGAAGTTTCGCCTTACGCAGTTGAAAATAAGAAAACTGAAAGTATTCCACTCTCGTTTATTGATCAACAAGTTAGGGGTGCATTACGCACAGCAAATTTCAACGCTAATAAAGCTTCGCGACCAATCTTAACCAAGAAGCCCGTTGATAAAGCTAAACCAGATCTGGCTTATACTGTTTCATTTCCTGACTCCGCTGAACAGTCTGTTGTTGCATATAAGGATAAGTCTGTTGGGGCTTATTTACCTTCAAACCAAGGGTTTGTTGATTATCTTTGTAGCTCAGCTGTTAAGGAGGTTAGGAAATTGCCTTTTGTGAGTTTAGTACCTAAGGAAACATTACACAGTTTGTGTGTGTTGGGCATTAAGAAAGGTGCTAAATCCATTCCGTCTTTGGTTAAGTACGTTAAATCTAAATTAACAGCTCGTCGTATGGCTCGTCTTACCAATATTAAATCTACTGTTAAGCAGCAGAAACCTGCTAAGAGGCTTAGCTCTGCTATGTCGTCTATGTCTGTCTCTGCTCCAGTTTCTATTGGTCGACGTATTGCTTCTCGTAATAAACCGCGATTTGCAAACAGGAGTGGGAATGTGGTTATATCACATACCGAGTTTCTCGGTAATATATACTCAGATTCGACAACTTTGTTATTTAATGCAAATTCTTATGTTATCAATCCCGGCAATAGTGGTACCTTTCCATGGTTAAGTACTTTTGCTGCCAATTTTGATAAATATAAGATGCATAAATTGGTTATCCATATTGTAAGTAACCAACCTACAAGTATTGCTGGTCGTATTGGTGTTGGTATAGATTATGATTCTACCGATCCTCTGCCTGCTGATAGAGGTGAATTCTTTAATCTTACCCATCACCAAGAAACTTCACCATGGGATAGTATGGTGTTTCCTATACCGATTAAACCTGAGGAGAAGTTTATTAATTCGCATACTGTTGTTGATTCTAAGTTGATTGACTGTGGTCAAATTATTGTCATGGCTGATCAAATTGTGGCAACTGATGCTAACCTTGCTGATATCATTGTTGAATATACTGTTGAGTTGATTCAACCTCAACAGGCTATATTTATGACACAGAAGGTAGCTGCACCAGCTATTGCCGCCTTTTCAAGTATGACCACCACTGGACCTGTTATTGCTAAGCAAGTTACTACTACATCTACTACAGAATTGGAATTTACTATA